TGATTGCTAGCCTCGATCTTGAGGGCGGCGAGACGTTTGAGGGCGTGATCCTCTTCGTAGGGATCACGCTTCTGCTTGTTGGTACGTAGGTGTCTGGCCTGATATAGCAGGTCCATGATTTGGTTGAGTTCCCCGTAGATGTACTTGAGGTCCTCAGAGCAATCCGTTAGGTAGTAGCCATAGCTAGCTGCAGCTTCCAGCGTGCCGTACTGGTCGACTAGCCACTTTCCTCGGACAGCACATCCGGTATCTTCACGGAGGTTGCAGGGTAGGTGCTCCTCAGCACTTCGGTAAAGCGTACGAATCGTCTCGATCAGACCGTCCTCGATCCGATACATCATGGATTCGTTCAGATCGATCAGGAACCGGTCGGGATTACGAAGATCAGGCCGTGTTACGCGTAGCATGTTTCTCCTGTTCTACCATTCTCTTAGGTACACTGTGACTACGGAGTCGTCCAGGTCGATATATACGTCACTTACCTTTCTAGGTAGGTTAGATACCGTCACTTTAGCTCCTTTTGTCGGAACCCAGTCTGTGTTGTGCAGAGTAGCTAGGACGTTTAAGGTTCTGCTCGATTTGAATATCACCGTCATGGTAGTCCAAGGACAAAGAATCTCTCAAGGTTCTCATCGGAAAGATTTTCGAGGGCACTGATCTGCTGGTCTCGAAGGTAGTTCAGGACAAGGCTCTTCATCGCCTCGAAGGGGATGTTCACCTCTGTCAAAGGTTCGCCAACCTTATTTGTCCACGTCCCTACGGGAACCTTGACAGTGTTGGCAACCCTGTAGGGAAGAACGAACTTGACGTTTCCGGAGTAGTCTCCATTATGGTGCATGACGACCCGGGTGTTCTCCGATCCGTTATACAGTGGCTTCTGCTCGTTGTCGGCATCACCCTGCCAATCGAATGTGTGCATATAGCTCATCTTCCTCGAGATCTTCGGCACGATTCATCGCCTCCATCTCAGCATCCTCACGAAGCGCCTCACGAAGCGCTTCATCGCGTTCGGATGGTGGAGGGCTGTTGCGGATCTTCTTTACGCGCACGCCTGGTAGTGCTGACAGTAGATCATGTGCCACAACTGTCAGAAGACCTGGACTATCGAGTCCGTGCGTATCATCAACTTCGACTTCGACCACAATGATGCGCGTGTGTGACTTGTGCATGTGTCACCCCCTTTCAGGAAGATCCACAAGCTGTCGGTGACAGGTTGTGAATCGACCTGACTGTAGGTGTCAATCGTCCTTGATCACATTGCTGACGAAGAGAACGATCTCATCGTCAACAGTTTCGATCCTGTCGATCTCGTAGTCTTGGTTGGTCTTGAAGACCATCGATGCGTCATCGCTGTAATTGTCTGCGCGCATGACGACCTTTGGCTGCCTAACGCGTGCACGGATTGAATCCCTGCTCATTAGGAGTTTGCCAACCACTTCGCGGTAGTGCATATGTCTCCTCTTTAGGGGGAATTACTTCTCGGTATAGCCCGTGTCTCCAAGCCACCGCCGAATCACTTTACTGTCGTAGGCACCCGCCAGCCAAACTACTAACTCGACAAATTCCTCTCGTTTGTGGTCTGGTAAGCTGTCAGCAATCGAGCTGAGAGTCTCGTACAGTTCTTTCCTCGTCACGACCGTTCGCTGACCGAGAGCATCGTGCGCCAGTCGACAGGTTTCCGCTCGACTGCCTCGGTCGTGATGGCGCCGTCTAGGATGACGCTCTGCTTCTTCAAGACCTTTCGTCCTGACTCGCACAACGTCTTCTGGCGCGTCACAGCGCTTGCTCGACGTTCGGCCTTACGCCACCTAGACCCATACGATCCGTGACCGCTTGGATGGTAGGTTGCCTTTTCCCTACCGAGCGGGTCCGTAACCCTGCTCATCTTCGAGATTGCCGCCATGGTCACTATCCTCCTTTCGGTGGAAGGGTGAACGTCCTTCGATCCGATTGTAGCCAGCTTGCCTTCCTGGAGCGCCTTCTGTAGGCCTGAGAGGTCGTCGATGACCTACAGTCGTTGCACCGTCTGCGATGGCCTCTTCGATGCAGACGTTGAAGTGCGCCTTAAGCTCGTCGGACAGGTCTGAGATCGGGATGCCGGGGTTGTCGAACTGTCCCTGCACGCCCAACCAGTCGTTGACGAGCTGGTCGATCTTGGCGAGCGCGGCTTCCTTGTCCAGCATGTTAGGCCTCGTCGGGGTTGTACCACTGACGGATGTCGATCTTGAGCTCGCCGTGGGAGTTGAGCACCACCGTCACACGGTAGGAGCCGCCCTGCCAGTCGATCTCGCGATACAACTTCTTACCGAACTTGTCTTTGGTCGACGTCCATCCGGACGAGAAGCCAGTGACGAGGTTAAGCACCTTGAATGCTTCGCCCTCGTCGACGAGCTCGGTGCCGCCACCATCAACGTACGCCTCGCGGACGTCGTTGATGGCATCAGCCAGGAAGTTCAGCACCTCACTGGTGACGGTGCCGTGGAACCCTTTACCAGGCTTGAGTTCGGACATGCTACCCTCCTCAGGGTATGACCGGTAGCACTTTGCTGTACTATCTAAACGGTCAGGAGGGTGGATCTAAGATCGAAAATGGAGGATTCGTCACGTCTGCTACCTATCCTCAACCTCAGATCCACCCAGCTCATCGGTCAGCTGTTCGTCATGATCAGGGTGTCACCGGTGATGGCGACGATCCCCTCTGCCAGCTCCTTGCGGTCCTCGACCGTGAGGGCCACCCACTCGTCGCGGAACTGCTTCATCTCGACCTTGTTCTCGCCCGAGTAGTAGTAGTCCCGGATAGCCTTCATCGAGCTCACGGTAGCCATTATGTACCCTCCTTGGGGGTTTGTTGGGCTGAACTGCCCGCAATGCATCCGCCCTTATAGGCATAATTGACTATGCCACCAACAGGGCGGATACAAAGCTAGCCGCTCAGCGCCTCAGGACCGCTTGGACCTCTCCCGTGAGGGTTGGCAGCCCGTAGGATATCAGCCTCGAACGTGAGGAGGACTTTGCGTGTTGCTACATAAGCTTCGTACAAGTGGTCCGGTATCTCGTACGTCCGGTCAGGCCAGTCATCCAACTCAACCGGATCGTCTGACACGATCACACAAGGGTATAGTTCCTCCCTTGTGTGGATTACGACCCTCATTCTACTCGACTTCCTCTGCAGGTGTCGAGTCTTCGTTCGACACCTTCGGGGTGGGCTTGGTAAAGCAGTCGGAGATGTTGACGGCGCGTGCCTTGTGGTTCGGCTTCATGCCATCGGTGATCCGTCGGCGCCCCTGACGGTCGAAGACCGCCTGCATGTAGTCACGGGCATGACGACGCTTGCGCTGGACCCCACGCCTCTCCTGCAGTTTCTCGTACTTCTCTTTGGTGTCGACCTTCCTCACTATGCCTCCTTAGGCAATGAGAACGTTCCGTCGTTGTTGTCGATGATGTCGCCCTGCCGAACTTCCTCTCTTATATGCCAACTGACGTGGTCACTCAGGTCGCTCTCTGAGGCATGTGGCGTCTGACGGAAAGGAGGACACACATCAGACGGAGCGCCAGACCACGGACAGGTACGCCTTGGCTCCGCCTGCTTCGTTGGTTCTATCATATTCTACCTCCTTGAGGTTTACTGCTAACGTCTAGCTTTTCCACCCTATCCCGCACCGTTCGGGTGGAGTAATTGTGGTCTGTTTGTATTCCCGGCGGTTTCTCAGGCCACCTTCGGTACGGGACCACCAGTCCTCCTGGTAGGATTCGAACCTACGACCTACTGATTAAAAGTCAGCAGCTCTATCCGCTGAGCTACAGGAGGTATTCAGTTGTTTTGCTTGCTGCTTTAAGTATATAGGGGTCCTTTGAGGACCTTCAAGAGGTCCTTTTCAAGATCTTTTGCCTACTAGACGCCTGGCCCTTTCTGCTGCGTACGGCAACCGTTGTGACTGATCGGCGGTGCACCAAACTACATACATTCCCATCACGAACGTGTGCGGTTCGTGATCCGAGCGGTTGTCGCACAACCCTTCAACGTATGGACCTAGCGTCATGGTCGGCCTCCTCCTTCAAGTTGGCCAATGCCTGAGAGTGAACACCGCCTTGGACGTAATTCGCATGGTTCATACACACCGACTGGCCGTTGATGACCATCACCGCGTCGGCCACTCCTGCTGTAGGCCTCCCGGTCTGGTACATGCAAATACTGCACAGCAACTCAACCACCTCCGTCCTCCTGCTCGGCCGGTTGTACCCATCCCCAGTTCACGCCTGCCTTGATGTGGCGGATCATGCTGGCGCTGACACCGAACTGGGCAGCTAGGTCAATGGTCCGGGCCCCGTCCAATGCTAGCCGTTTGATCTGTGCCACGTCGGTTTCGGTGAGTCCCTTGGTGTTCCTGGTGATCCACCGACCGTCGATGCGGCGACCCCGGGTGTGCTGTTCAGTCATGTTGCACCTGCCCGAGCACGGCGGGCCAGGTACCGGGCGCGGCAATGCCGCGCGTGCGCGACGGTGCAGACCAGGCAGCGGCAGCCCCAGTTGGTGTATGTTGACACGCGGCCATGGGGGGCCAGGCTCGGGTCGGCGGCCAACCGCGTGGCCCGCTTCTTGTTCTCGGCGAAGACGTAGTTGGCGTGCCCGTCGCGGCACCGGTCGCAGCGACAGCCGTGCTTCCGGTACGCCTGCCAGCCGTGGGTGAGGGTGCTAACGACCTTACTCATGTCGAATCCTGGATGATTGTCACCGACTCCGGATCGTAGGTCCACACGGTGCCATCGGCATCGGTGACCTGGTAGCCAACAACCTGATCAGTTCTCATCCGCCTGTTGTCCAGCCAGCGTAGGAGTAGCAGACCTCCACCGAAAGGAACGATAGCCAGTAGGTAGTCCAGCCAGAATCCACCCAACTGGGTTGCAACGTATGTCGAGAGCACCCCGACCATCCAACCAAACGTGTACCGCCCACCAATTAGGCCCCTCTTCATGACGCACCTTCGTGAGGACAGCCGTCGCCGCCGACTGAGCGGATCATACCGTTGAAGTCAATCCAGTCGTCAGCGACGTTCTCTTCGTCAAGTTTGGCCGTTAGCCAGCACGCTTCACACGGCTCGCCAAACCCGTAGCTCATCGGCCAGTACGCGTCGGATTCCAGCTCAGACTGGCCCCCGTTGGTCTCGTAGTCCTCCTTGATCGCGAACATGCCGGGCATGCAGACGTCGGTAATCGTTACACTCATGGCGTACCTCCTGGTGGTTCCGGCCATACGATTGGCGCCCAATGCGACACCTCACAGTCGTCAGAACCCCACCACGTTCTGAACGTACGGCCGTCGAACACGCCGACGGTCACGCCGTGGTAGTACACCTCGTTGATCCAGACTAGCTTGTCCGACGGTGGCCGTGCCTCGCTAATGTGTCCGTCGTAGTCAAACGGCTGCCACTCGACGTTCATGTACCTCTCCCATGGTGCGGACATGCATCGGTTGGAAATACGCCGGCTGAGGGACAGGTGCAATCAGCCAGTGCAGGACACTCATGCATCCCGGTCAGCGTTATAGGCCCCTTACAGTGTTCGCACTCCAAAGCAACCTTGACCTCGTAGGGTGCCTCGAGTAAGGTGGTGAAAGCGTTTTGCACCTCCTCTTTGAGCGCGTGGAGAATCTCGAGCGGCGAACCACTATCGATCTCGACGTCCCATCCTACCGTGATGGTGTACTTTCCCTGCACCATCTTCACCCCCTCCCATGAAAGGCGTGCCACAACTCCCAGGCGATCCAGATCGGAGCTCCGAGGAAGCATGTGAGTAGAGTGGCTAACATCAAGACGAGTCGGGTGTTGTTCATACCTGATTGGATCTTGACCGGTATGGGTCCTGCGGACGATGCAACGATGTCCTGAATCCTGACCGGGATCGGCTCTGTCTCAAGCGCTTGGGTTGGTGGGTACTCTTCCTCCACCTCGAACGTGTGGTTGCAATTTGGACATTCCATCTTCTAACCTCCTTTATGCTTTCGGTCGAGAATGTGTAAGCAATTCTCTGTCGAACTGCTAACGGCCGTTTTCATGCACGTACAGATGGCCGCCACTGTAGACTCGTTGGTACTTCCAAACCGGACGGTCTTGAGAGCTCTACGGCTCTCCTTAGTACACTCCATCACAACTCGTTGGGGTGGGCCAGCTCTATTTTCAGAGCCGCAAAGATTATGAACAGATCAATCCTCTTCCCACTCGGAGAAGGGATTGTCGGGTCATCAGATTTCGACAACACCGTCAAAGCTAAATTGACGGCAGCATCTATGGCCATCTTCTCAATCCTGTCCATTGCCATCGTATACTCTGCCTGATTAGGGGCTGATGACCTATGGTTGATAATCACCTAATGCTCCCCCCTAGGTGTATGTTTCCGCGACTCTGGCCCGGTACCGCGCTCGGGGTAGCACAAGTACTCACCCCGGGTGTCTGTCCACTTTCCATCGATACGCCAGATTTCAGCGTCACAGTACCTACAACGCACGTTCACCCTCCTCCCCTTCGCGACCGTGACCCATCAGGGTATCTGACTAAGACGATCATATCCACTCTAGGATCTTACGTCGACAATCCTTACATAGGTGCCGCTTGTGCTCGACAAGGTTAACCTCTCGAACGTCGTAGATACTACCACAATGTTCGCAGTACGGACGGTCGATTGACGTTCCGTCGTTAGGCTGATAGCTCATAGTTCGTCCGCTCCCTTGTCTGGGTCTTCTGGATGGCGTTCCGACCGAAGTGCGTACTTATTGTAATGTGCCAGCCGGTGAATCAGAATGTTCTGAATTTCAAGATAGGTCAAGTCAAATCGTTCGATTATCTTTGACAGTTCTCTGCCAATTTCCATATCAGCACAGTCAACTATTGGAACTCTGGAATAAAGTTTCACTATTCCTTCTACTTCCACTTGTTGTGCATGCTGAGGATGGCAACCAGAGCAGTTCCGAGGATGAGGCTACCAATAATACCAATGGCCAGACTAAGTTCAAACACCTCTTACCAGCTCCTGTCTACGCGTCCAGCTTGGTTCCAATTCTTTGGTTGTGTCCGGCGACCTTCAACCTTCCGGACAGGGCGAGCTTGCGCACACACCGCCAACGCTTGAACATCTTGATCAGTTCCCACTCCCGATACTCCTTGGAGTGTTCGAGGTACCACTGTCGGTCGTAGTTGGTACCATTGAACATTGCGGGGATTCCGTTGCTAGTCACGATGTGCCACCCTTTCTGTTCTTGCCTTTGTAGGTTTCCGCATCGATCTCGAACTTATCTGCGTACTTCTCCCAGCGCTCAAGTTCGACACGGTCCGACCTGATTTCCTTCATCAGGTGGATTTCGCAGTACACACCCCACCTGGCTGAACTGTTCCCACAAGGACGGAATCGCCACTTACCCAAGTTACCGCAGGGTCGCCTCTGTTGGAGTTGGTGTCTACCTGTGTGTCCTGTGTAGCCCGCGCAGGGGGGCAGGTAAAAGGCACCATCTTCCAACCGCTCCACGAATGGAAGTGACTCCAAGAACTGCCTGCGCAACTTTTTGCGTGCTTGCTCACGATCAGTTACCACTGTTAACTACCTTTCTTGTCTTAGGAGGTGTTTTCTGGGTACACTAGGTGGGAAACACTCGTTAGTACAGAAGTAGCTTTGTCGTGCCGGTATCATTCACGAGAAGCTTTAGTTCCACCTTGTAGTACCGTGCTACCTGTATGGTCATTTGGTCACCTCCTTCCAGGTAAGTCTACGTACAAGACGACGTAGACAAACCAAGCCGGACGTGTCAGTTGTCCCAGTCGGGCCGCCAGACGGTTGCTACAGGAAATCCGTGAAACTCTTCCGCTGCCAGTTCCGGATCTCCAAACTCTCCGACCGAACCACCACTACTACAGGTTCGGCATTCCCAATACTGCCGCCCATCGACTTCATGGTAAGAGACGTAATGAACTTCGCTTGACCGTTCGCTCATGCACCCACCTCCACTAAACCTGCTCGATCCTGGTGACGTGAGCAAACGCATTCTCAGCGATGAACCGGGCTGCATCCACCGAATCAATGTTCATGCCCTCGACTAGGTAGCTATGGTGCTCACCGGTGACGTCAGTGCAGATTTCATCTGACACTGGACATAACCCGGTCTTCTTGTCTCGTGGATTGTGTTCTGGATTCTTCGGCAACTTCACCGTTACGATGTACCTCATTATGGTGTCTCCTCCATCCCCGTTGTCGTCCTCCTCCATCTCCTCGTCGTCCCACTCCGAAGGTGGTACCGCCAGCCGCAGAACGTTGTTCGCACCGCAAATCTTGTCCAGTTCGGCTATGATCGCGTCGAGCTGCCTCTCCCATTCGCGGTGATCGATGGTCACCCGAACGGTGAAGTACTCGCGTGTCTTCATCGTGTTCCTCTCTCCTATCGTGTTTTTCGCCAGAGCTAGCCTTCACAATCCGGCTCGTCCGGATAGTCACCGATTTGGGGATTGTAGATATTGTAGGGGCAGGAATGGTACTCACACCTGACCGCACCGTCGTTGTCATACAACTTGTACGTGTTGCCAGCGTGGACGTGCTGTTTGTGTGCTGCGTCCAGTTTGCCATGCTCCGGATACTTACTCATGTGCAGCCAGTTTCGCGAGGTGTCGCTCACACGGCACATAGTCGGACGATAGCGGAATACTGAAACCATCGTTGGTGCGTAGGGTCATTCCGTTGAGCATGGTCCACACTTCTGGTTCCCAACCATCCTCCAGACGTTTCTGGACCGATGGTTGGTTCTCGGGATCGAAGATCCGACAGTCCACACACTTACGGATAGCATTCTCGAGTTCCATGACTCACTCACCCAGTTTCTCGAACTATTTGCCACTCACCCTGCCACCGACGTAGCATCCCAATGCGACCTTCTTCGGCCATAGTTGCCAGTCGGCATCCAGTCTTGTCGTGGTAGATCTGATGTACTATCTGCCCCGGCACCCACCTCTTAGGTCCTTGTGGAGCCTGATACAGGTTAGCTCCAAAAGTAACCCTCGAATCACGTGTCATCGGACCACGCTTCTTAGTCCATCGTCTAGGCGGAGCCAGGTCACTACCGCGCCTCAATTCTCGATCGAGTTGTGTCGACACCTCAACCGCGCGCTCCAGCTGAACTTGACGTTTGAGGCCCTCCTTCACCTCGGCTAGGCTCCTTCGAGTTTTCCTCGACAAGGCCATATTAGCCTCCGCTTCAAGTTGCTAATTCTATTATATAGTAGACCCCTATAGCACATCAAGGGGTCCTTCTCAAGATCTTTTGCACACCTACCCGTCCGCAGGGCCTCCACAGGGGGCTGATGCGGGTGACTAGGTCTACAAAAGATCTTGCTCTCGACCACTTGTAGGTTCTAAGGGTTTTAGTGTATAATAGGATTAGAGAGGAGAAAGTGTGGGTTGTTGTCGGTTGTTGTTGGTTGTTGTCGAATGGGGAAAGGTGGTTTGTTGTGGCTGGTAGTGACTGTGCTGATCCTTTCGGTTTGGGATCCCACCCCAGGGGGGTATCTCCTAGTAATGCATATTGTGCCTCCTGTTCTAAGAAGTACCAGCGTGAGAGGTATCGACGGATGCGGACGCAGGCTGGACATGTTGTTCAACCCCGAAAGGTCTTTCTTGACGATCCCACTCGTAGGGCCGCCCTTCTTGGTGGTGATGGTAAGCCTGGTACGTGTGAGGTTTGCGGTGAGCTGGAAAAGTCAGCCCTTAGCATTCTCTACGGCATCGATAAAGCACAGGATAAGACTTTGCGCGACTACGTGGGTTCTAAGGGAGAGTATGTATTCGGCTCCGCAGGTGTGCGTCTCTTCTTGGCTTGTAAGAAATGTAAGATTACCATCCAAGCTCTAACCGGTGAGGTTATGTCGCGTGTTAGGGTGGTGTTGGCTTTCCTGGAAAGGGGCAATATCACCAGGGATGACATCCTTCCAGAAGTGGATCCTCTGGAGGGACATGTAGTTGACTATCGCACAAGTCTCCCCAAGTCATACTGATGTTTTACAAGGTTATACTAACTACCGGTTTTAAAAGTTCGATTATAATCGCACCTCACCTTATCCTCTAATTGGTAACTTATGTATATAGTATAATATAGTATATAGTATATAGTATGTATAGTATTGTGTAGTTATGAACCGTTGCGGGACATAGCATGTGTTCCTAGTATAACTAACTGGTTTTTATAAAGAAATCTCAGTTGGGGTGAGTATAATGGTATTATATCCACCCCAACCGGTACATCTGGTAGCTAGTAGTACAGAGTAACACAACAGAAGTCACCGCAGAATTCATCACGAAGTCGATGCGGAATTCAACAGCCCTGTGGAAGCTTTGTGCGTGTCGACAGACCCTTGGACCGACTCGATGACTGTGAATTACGGTCGTTCGAGGGTGTTTCCTTCGGCATGTATGCATCCCACCATGCCAGGCCGGAATGCTGGGTCGTACCCCAACACGTCGTCCTCGGTGCAGGGGAAGTTGTCGGCGTCAAACACGTCGAAGATCGGAGCAGGTTCGGGGCTCTGTGCAGTCGTCCCAACCACATATCCGACCACGAACGTGATAAAGCCGATGAGAAGCAGGGCCAGTGCTGTGCGACCATTCATAAGTTGCTCCTTAGAGACCGATGGTAGGAGTACGATGAGTAGACCACGGCCATCGAGTCGATTCAAGGAGCCTGTCGACCAGGCTTCCGGTTCGTAGATCCTGAACTCGGGCCGATCTCTGTACTGCTGATCGTCCTAGATGCGCTTGCTGACGTACTTGATGACGAACGCCGCGGCCTGCACCTTGGTCACCGGCTTGGTGTCCTTGACGCTCGGAACGACCATACCGTTCCGGCCGTAGTTGTACGCCGCCTGCGTCCTGATCTGGTACGGCTTGCCGTCCTTCATGACCCCGAAGATCTCGAGGACCGCGTTGAGGACGCCGGCCACCGCGTACAGGGTCAGTCGGTCGCTCTTGACCGTCTCGAGGACGTCCCAGGTTGCCTGCTCAACGGTCACTGGCTCCGTCTCGGCAGCCAGTGCCTCGAGCATCGCCTCGGACTCGAGGTCGGCCTCGGCAGCCAGCTCGGTTGCCTCCAGCTCGGCCGCCTCGATGCCCTGGACGTCTTCGGTCTCGGTCGGGTCGGTCGCGTCGATCACGTCGACGGTCTCGGTCTTACTCATGGTAGTCTCCTTCTGAGTTCTGGAACAGGGATGAACGATGGACTGGAACTCAGAGATCGACCCGAGATCAGGACCTACGAACCTATTTGGTAACACGATACTGTTACGTTTGTCAAGATACTCGAACCCCACTCCTGGAGCTCATGAGTATGTCCGATGCTGTCGGACACACTCATCAACCTCAGTTCGCGGTCAACTGCTCGGCGTTCAGGACGCCTCTGTGCGTACGGAGTGCCTCCATCGCCTCCTCCATCGCCTCCTCGTTGTCGAACTTGATTCGCCAGACCACCGTCTCAAGGTGTCCGATGTTCTCGTTCACGAGAGCGAGAGTAATGATCGCTTCGTACATTATACATCTCCGTCCTGTAGCGAGACTGGTAGTAGTCTTCTCAGCATCAGTACTTTAAGTTTTTGTTGCTAATTTTAGTATATAGCGGTCTCTCAGCGCCCCACAAGAGGGCTCTTTCAAGATCTTTTGCACACCCTCAGATGTGGACGTTGCCTCACTCCTAGTTTTGAGTAGTCGTTAGTCCTTTGTTCTAGACGGTTCCGATGTTCAGGACCTAGCACATGCAAGATCCGTTTGTAGATTTGGCCTCGTAGCAGTCCGGACAAACAGGATTCCGAACCTTACCTTTTCTGTTCGGCCGGATCTTGTAGCCTCCGGTCAGCTTCTCTTCCGCGATCTTGTCTAGCAACCAGTCCGGAGGCTTGCGGCGACCTCCAGGCCAGTTACCTTCATCCTTGTTCCGCTGTTCGCCTAAGAGGCGACTCGAGTACGTCATGGTTTCCACCTCCTCTCTAGCTTCCGTCTTTTTGGACTAAGATCCTAAGGGCTGAGTCGATCTCCTAGGTAGAACTAGATGAGCTTGTTGATGAACCTGCAGATGAATTCGTAGGCCTGCAACCGAGTTACGCTCTTGGCATTCTTATCGCCTTTGACGATCATGCCGCTGCTGGCGTAGTTGTACATCATCTGCGGACGGACCTGGTACGGAGATCCGTTCTTCGTAACCTCCAGCTGGTACAGCGAAGAGTTCAGGTACTTCGCCAGCTGGTAGAAGGTCATCTGATGCGGCGCATCCGCGAGAATCTGCTCGATGACGGCGTAGACATCCTTGTCGATCTCGAACAACGCATCCTGGATGATAGTACTCATGATCTTCTCCATTCGAATTTCTGGTACGAGTCTGAAGGACAGAGAGATCGACTCAGCTCTTAGGATCTTAGTCGCTGTTTAGTTATCAAAGAACTGTAGTTTTTTTTTTTTTGTCCTAACTATATTATAATTCAAGATCATTATTCCCTAACGGCCGCTGCGATAAAATCTCTGCCGTGAAGGAAACCTGTAGTAACACTATGTAAAACTCACCGTAGGCTAATCCCGCGCTAAACTGATCCCGCGCTAGGCTAATCCTGTAGTAGTACTACGTTACTTGTTACTCTTATATCCTTCTGTCGTGTGATCTCTAGTCTCCTCACTATATACTTGATGTAACAACGTAGCGTTGGGAGACGTTCATGGCAAACGATCCAAGCACTCCTCAGGACGAGTGGGTGACTGATGAAATGCTCGGCAGGCTCGTAGAGCCGAAAGCAGTAGAAACCTACGAGCATGGTGCCATGAGCATATTTCGCCAGAACGCAGTAGAAGCCGCCAAGGCGATCTGCAAGCTAGCAACCCACAGCACCAACGACAGAATCAGACTAGATGCAGCTAAGTACGTGTCCGATCGTGTTCTCGGGCGTATTAGTGAGGCACGGCCGACCGATGCCGCGGGTGCTCCATGGGAAAGTGTGTACGAAGCTGTTGTCAGAGAGCCTACTGCAACCGAACGTGAAAGCGGAGCCCAAGTAGCTCGCTGAACTGCACGAAAGAGCACTCAGGCCCCTGTGGAGGCTGTTGGGCCGCGGCGGGCGAATTCAAGTCAATGAATGGAGATGACGTGCCACTACTGAATGCTGCGGCGGGCGATACGGTTCAGTATCGTAATGCTGATGGTGAAACCGCTAATGTGTATGTGACGGGCGTTCAGCCTACCGCACCTGCAGCTCCAAGTGTGACCACGCAGGGTACTGGCGGTACCCTAGGTGCTGCTACCTACTCGTACAGAGTCACGCGAGTAGTTGGCGGGGCTGAGGGTCCGCCTAGTACTGCTGGTTCGGTTGTGGTGGGGTCCGGCACGACTAACCGGAACAATGTTGGACTGCCTGGCGTGGCTGGTGTGCAGTACGGTATTTATGGCAGGACAGCTGGTGCTGAGCGGTTTATTGGGTTGTCGGCTGCAGGCGCAACCACGTTTGCTGATACGGGTGCGGTGACGCCTGATGTTGCTCGGCCCGCAACTGGGGTGACCGCTGATGGCCGGATCGGGGCGTTGCAGTTTCACCCGAAGCGAGTGCTAGGTGCTCCTTCAGGTACGGTTGTTGTCAAGGCTACCAGCATGAAGGATACCGACGTTTACTTCAAGCGCTGAGGCGTAGGAGTGAGTTATGGCATGGGTGCCTAAGATTAACAGGCATGTGACATTGCTGAAGCGTATTAGTGCTTCGGTTGTTAAGCCTGTTCCTGCGGTAATCACAGCCTTCGCTACTGATACCAACCCGATTGTCCGCGTCGGACGTCATGGACAGACTTTCGGTAGTGGAGCCGTTGGTGTGCCGCGAAGAACTGATCCGGACGAGAACATTACGGTCACGAAGTACATATCGTACTAGCGCCACGCTCGTATAGCTATATAAGCTAGCTACATTTACAGTAGTCCTTAATATTAGGGGGTGAGTGCGGGGGTGGCAAGCCTGGTTGTTGATAAACGAGCGTACTTTCGGCAGCTCGGGTATCAACCACATCCGAAGCAGTGGTTATACCACATGTCTAGATCTCGCTTCCGTGCTGCTGTATGTGGTCGGCGCTTTGGTAAGTCGTGCATGGCTGCTAGGGATCTTGAGCCGGAGCTGATGGTTCCTAACCGTCGCTACTGGATTGTTGGCCCTTGTGTCGATGAGTTGACGGAGATCTTTACAGATCGAGGTTGGTTGCGCTACGACGAAGTTGTTGTTGGCGATCGGACACTTTCGATTAACCCCAAGACGGGCTTAAGCGAGTGGGATACAGTTGAGAAGGTCTTGCGGAAGTCGGGTGTGCATCCTGTCATTCGAATGGAGGGACACTCCTTCTCATCTGTCTCCACGCCTGATCACCGTTGGTTGACTAATAGACGTTGGGACAGTATTGGGGGTGCACGTGTTCCACGTCTTCCGGGGGTCTTGCAGCCGATAGCTGACAAATTACCCAAGACTGACAACGGTTGGACTTGGCGCACTACAGCGACGCTTACGGCAGATGATAGAATTCCGACTGCGGCTCCCTGTGTCGATGTCCCTACCGAACCGAAGTACACTGATGCCTTTGTAGAACTGGTTGCTTGGATCTGGACTGAAGGCTCTCTGTCACGCAGTACGCGGCAGACCCAGACGTGCTTCCAGATACATCAGTCACACGTAGCGAATCCTGATAAGGTGAGTCGCATTCGTCGTGCGCTCGAGGCAGTTGGTGCCTCCTACTACGAATTTCAGGATGTTCGCAATGGCACACCAATGACTCACTTTGAGCTCAATGCTACTACGTCGTTCGAGTTCTGGAAGGTCTTTAAATCGCATAAGGTGGTAGATCCCGAATTCATTACGTCCCTAACACGTGCACAGCTGCAGCTCTTTGTTGGCGTCTCCGTTCTCGGTGATGGGACAGGCGTACATCGAGAAACGCAGTGCAATATAGTGCAGGAGAATGAGAAACAGCTTTTTGCTGTGCAGATGGCCTGTCACCTCCTAGGCATTCGCACCAGCCTGCGTCAGCAGGACATGATGTCATACGGCAAGCCTGGAAAGAAGTGGGTGCTAGGCCTCCTAACGCAGACCTTTGTGAATCCTAAACGGGCTGTGTACAACGCCGGAGCCGAAGGTATGCGCATCACGTACGAGACGTACGAGGGGACTGTTTGGTGTGTAACAACTCGTAATGGTAACTGGCTTTCTCAGCGTAAGGGTTCTGTGTCATATACTGCAAATACCTACGATCTCGGGGAGAAAGAATTTCGGTATCTCTGGCAGGACATGATCATCAAGCTTCGGTTCGGTCGAGACAAGCGCGTCAAGAAGGCTTACAACAAGCGTAGCGGTGAGATGTATATAGAGTTTCCGTGGCAGACGCGTGTTGAAGTAAGAAGCGCCCAGCACCCCGAGACGCTTGTTGGTGATGGCCTCCATGGTGCCATTATGTCGGAGGCCGCGAAGCACCGCAAGGACACCTGGGAGCAGTATATTCGTGCGGCTCTTTCGGACTTCCGTGGATGGGCGACCTTCGTTACTACTCCAGAGGGCTTCAACTGGCTATATGACCTTTGGATGTTGGGCATTTCTGGAGATGTTGGGCTTAAGGACTACGAGTCGTGGCGGTTCCCGTCGTGGGACAACCCCATTGTGTATCCTGGTGGCCGCCAGGATGAGGAAATCAAGCTCATCGAGCGTACTACGGCGCTAGAGTGGTTTATGCAGGAATTTGGTGCTGAGTTTGGCGCTTTCGTTGGTAAGATCTATGGCGAGTTCGATCCGACGTTGCACATCAAGCGACACACCTTCAATCCTGCATGGGCTAACTACATTGCCTTCGACTGGGGCTTCACGAATCCGTTAGCTGCCGTAGAGTTTCAGGTTGACCCTTGGGATCGGGTGTATGTGTGGCGCGAGCACTACAAGTCCTTCCTACAACTAGGTGAACACATCCAGATTCTAAAGAATCGCCAGCAGCCTGAAGGGTACCACTTAGACGTTGGATTTGGTGATGCTGCTGATCCTGCGGCTGCGATGGAGATGAGCACACACTTTGTTGGTACATGGGCACTTCCAGAGGCTAAGGAGAACTGGCGTCAAGGTGTGGATTTGGTTAAGAAGTTCTTGAAGCCTCGAGATGTGTATAGCCCCGGTGGTAGTCTGGTTGTTTGTGATGAGTATGGTACACCGCTTCAAGAACCGTGGATGTTTATAGATCCATCCTGTATTAATACCATCCGGGAGTTCAACAACTATCGTGCAGCTGATGCTCGGCCCGAAGTCAATCCCCGAGAAGCAGCCAAGAAGCATGATGATCACGCGCTCGATGCTATTCGCTACGGACTTATGCACATCTTTGAGTTGGGTTGTGCATCACGCCTGTCGGATGTGTACGACCTGAACGAATTTTCCGACACCTCAAAAGCCTTCGGATCTGTTGAGGGTTCGGGGTACTTTACCACAAGCGATCTGGATGACATGTAGGAGACCTAAATGGCAATTGGATATGAAGTCACACTACGGAATACTAGGCTCGACGCGGTTACCACTAGGGCTGGTAACGCTGCGTTGCTCCGCGTTTATGATGGTACCCGTCCGGCGACTGGGGCAGCAATTACTACTCAGGTGTTGCTAGCGGAGCTGACTTGTGGTTCGCCGTTCGCGGCGGCTGCCTCTGGCGGGGTATTGACTGCCAACGCGATCACCCAGGATGGGTCGGCTGATGCTACCGGCACTGCTAGTTGGTTCCGAATGGTCCAATCAGATGGTACCACTTTTGTTGTGGATGGTAACGTTGCCGCTTCTGGTTCTGATCTGAACCTGGATTCCATCAGTATCGTTGCCGGTGGTGCCGTGTCGGTCACATCGTTCGTAATCACACACGGAAACCCGTAATAGAATAGGAGAATATCATGGCAGGTGGGTACTACGATTTATCTACTGGAGTAACTGTCAATCAGGTGATCGGCGGAATTGCCACCCGTGCCCGAGATTTAATGATCGATATCGTTAAGTTCGAGGTCTTCCGGACGGGAAATGTTCTTACCACTGCGCCGTTCAGCCTGCCGCAGGCGTCTGTTGATGACATTGGCAGTGCATCCCTCGATCTTGCCCACTTCCAGAAGATTTGGGCTGGAACGGTCCAGGCTCGCGATAAGGCGGACGCCGCATTCGTCAACTACGATTTTCAGACGTTCGTGAAGCGACTTTACGGACCACGCTAAGTTAGCGCCCCATGACCCTAATTCGTAGGCTAGGTAACGCCGACGACATCTCCTTTTCCACTGGACTCGGAGGTGTCGACGGTGCTACCTACGGTACGATTGCGATTCTGTTCCGCCCATCAGCGGACCCTGTTTATCGTTGGCTGGTAAAGCTGCACGACATCGCCGGCGCTGATTTGGGTGGCATAGGCGTTCTTGGTGATGGGAAGGTTTTCTGGAAAGGTTCAGGTCCCTGGGCCACGGAGGGGCCAACCGTTACTTTTGGTGATTGGCATTTGCTGATTGCACGCAAGAACACAGGGGACTTGAAGCCAAGATTTAGCTTGCAAAATGTTACGGTAGATACATGGGACCACGCCGATGGTGTGGATACCCAACTGGACTGGGCGTCGCCGTCTGGTGGTAGCGTCCGGACAAACAACGCAGCTCTTAACGAGGGGCCTAGCGGAGACTTTGCCGCAGCAGCATTTTGGGCTAACGAGTTGCCGTGGGCGGCTGACACGTTCGGCGACGCGGAAATTGAGGCAGCTAATCTAGACGTGCATCTGGACAACTGGCGGGATCACATCCCATCGTCTGGCTGGCAATTTTCCCAGACTAGCTCCAGTGAGATGGTTGAAGACTTCACCCTTAATCGGGCTGATGAAACATCTACGGGTCAGGGGACCCCAACTACCGTTACTGACCTCGACTTCATCTTTGCAGAAGTTGGCATCCTGGCCCTATCCCGCAACTTCCTGCGTGACACCCAGAACGAGCCGGGTGCTACCGGGATCATTCATGACCTGTCTGAAACCCAGGGCACCGCGACCACAATCGGGTCAGGCAGCGTCAGCTCTGGCAGCTTCATCGAAGTTCTCCGGTTCTGGCGAGTCGTTGACGCTACGGTGGAAGCTAGCGTGCCCATCGACACGTCCATCGCCATGTCCGCGGTATCAGCGGCCACACTTGCTTACCGTTGGCGGGTCCAAAGGTATAACAGCGCTGGTGTACTACAAGAAAATTCTACCTATTCTAGTGAACACAATACGTTTGGTGTGAAAACGCAGACGATGGTGCTGACTGGACCATTCGTTGCTGGCGATATACTCGCACTAAGTATGGAACTGAAGAAGGCGGGCGGCGGCGGCTCCCGCAGCTTCACTCTGTCGATCAACCATGCGTTCTCATTTGTGGAGTTTTCAGTAGCCGAGGCACCATCGGTTACTGGAACTATAGCAGTTACCGAAGATGATGATACTTTAGCTGCTTCTGGCACCTCTGTTCCCCCACCAATTAGCGGAACTATTAATGTGACAGAGGCTAATGATACTTTAGCTGCCTCTGGCACGTTTGATAGTCCAGGAGTAACTGGTACTATAGCAGTTACCGAAGATGATGACACGCTGACAGCATCAGGCACCTTTGTTCCTCCACCAATTACAGGTACGTTGTCCGTCACTGAAACTGATGATACGCTTTCAGCATCAGGTACCTTTGTTCCTGGGGGAGTAACTGGTAGTATCTCTGTCACCGAGGCTGATGATACGCTCACGGCTTCTGGTACCTTTGTTCCCGCGGAAATAACTGGGACTTTATCGGTAACCGAAGCTGACGATACCCTCACAGCTTCTGGCACAGTTACTACGGGTGGTGTAGCTGGCAGTATTTCCGTCACTGAGCAAGATGACACACTGGTTGCTACAGGAACGTTTGTACCTCCGACGATTACTGGCTCGTTGTCTGTTACCGAAGCAGATGACACCCTGTCAGCTACTGGGGAACATATTCCCGGTCCTATCAATGGCAGTATCAACGTCGTAGAAGTCGACGATGTCTTAACTGCTTCTGGCAGTGTAACGGTTCCGTCGGTCTCAGGCAGTATATCCATAACAGAAGCTGATGACACTCTAGCTGGTGTGGGAACGTTCGATGCTGGGAGCTCTTCTGGATCAATATCGGTAACTGAGGACGATGACACTCTTGCTGCATCCGGAACTTATGGGCCCGGAAGCAGGACAGGTACTATCGCATACACAGAAGAGGATGACACTCTTGTAGCGTTGGAAACGACTGTTCCGGCGGTAGACGTGTTCATCCTCGTTGGTCCTACTAGGGTCCTCAGTCCCGTTGCTGTTAATACCACTAGGACATCTTCAATTGTGGGTAACACGCGTCTAGGTTATTCTGTGGCAGCGACACGTGCCGATCGAGGGGAGTAGACATGGTAAGTATTTACACCACTGCAACAGAGTACTTAGCGAATGAGATAACCATTCTTCGCGGCAGCGTAGACGACGTCGTAGGCGTCGGTGTTTATCACAACGTGAGTCCAGCAGTAGTGCCAACGGTGAACGACTTTACAATGGTTTCCTTAGTCGACGGTACAGCAGAGCCTCCTGACTCACTATCAGAGCTCGGCAAGATCGACGTATTATCGTTGGTCGGCGGGAAGGTGGGTGCCGACCTCGCTCTAACTGCTGGCGACTACCAACGATGGGTACTGATACAAACAGCATCAGAAGACATAATCAGGTCTATTGACACGGTAACAGTACAATGAGCGTGTTGGTGGAGGATGGCTGGATTAAGATTCGTTTCGTCGAATCTAGTGCCGTGGGAGTATTCATCGGTACAGGGCAGCAAGCGCCTGACACGTGGCATCCTGCCTACGTAGATGTCATCGAGCAGGTAGTCAAGATTCGTCCACCAACTACTGGGCCAACGCGAATTTGGTTACGGGTCCGTGGAACCGTTACTGAAGTCGGTACGGTAACATTATAGGAGCCACAATGACTAGTCAAGATACAAACGGCCCTGTGGAGACGGGTATTAACCAAGAGCGTACTCAAGATCCTGAGTATGTAGACGCAGGCTCAGCGAGTTTAGCTGCGTATGTGCAGGAGCGTCAGGTAACATTTCGTGAAGCTATGGACAAGTACGAACTCGTGGATGCTGTTTACGATCCGCTCAATGGTTCTTATGTTGTTATGGCTGAGCGTGATGGTAAGCAGTTAGCTGATGTGTCGATACGCGAGTTGGGGTATAGTTCCCCTTCACCCTTTACCGCATGG